TTACACTTTTTTTGAAAATGTGTAAGGTGTTAATAGCAAATGTATAATATCCTTATAAATAAAGGGATTGAAAATTTAAAATGTGTAAGGTTTACCGAAAATACTGGACTGGAATATGTTAGAGAATATGTTAGAGAATATTAAAGTGTATTGAGGAGTAGACACTGGAAATAATTAAGAATAAAAAATAATATATAATTGACAATCACAAGATATTGTGTTATAAATTAATAGTAAAATGTATGAATAAAAATGTATGAATAAAAATAATATAATTAGTGCATACATATAGATTGAAAAAGTATTTTCCATAATGTTTTTAATGTTTTAGAATATTATGTTTTGCCAAGTATGCGATGTGGCTTATGCATGATATAAGTTCACTGGCGAATGTTCAAACAATAGTTTGTTAGAGTCTCACGAAGACCGTTAAGGTATAGCGATGTACCTCAGCGGTCTTTTTTTATTTGTTTTATATTTTAATTTAAAATTAATTTTAAAAAAGGTACTTTGGGAGAATTTTTAAAGCCCGAGGGTCTGGCGAGTCCCGGAAAATAAAAATTTTTTATAAAATTTCATGAATATGTCGTGTCGGAACAGGGGGTGCAAGGATGATTAATAAGTTAGATTTCGATGAAACGATAAAAATCAGAGAACTGGCAGAAATATTAGGAATAAGTGAAAGACAGATTCAAAGATTGGTTAAAGAAAATGTGATTCATAAAAACGACAAAGGGAAATATTTATTTTATAAATCAGTCAGAAGCTATATTAATTATCTACGTGAACTTGAAGGCACTCCTCAACAGCTTCAGGAAGAAAAACTAAAGAATGAAATTGATTATCTGAAGACACGTGACAGGAAAGAAAATATAAAAATAAAAATATTGGAAGGTGATCTACATGAAGCCGATGACGTAAAAAAGGTAATGAATAATGTTATTGGTGGATTTAAAGGACAACTGAGGTCGTTACCATATAAACTGGCTCCGCTTGTCATTGGGATAGATAATCTGGGAGAGCTTCAGGAAATAATATCTGATAATGTAAATTTACTTCTGACTGAACTTGCTGAATATGACAGGTCAAAATTTTTAAAAAACAAGGAATATGTGAAAAACGATGATGAAGAAGATTAAGCTGGATGTAAAACAGAAGACAGTGGATTTATTTTCTGAAATATTAAAAGAAATGGCTCCACCTCCTAAACTGAGCATAGACCAGTGGGCAGACAGATACAGAATACTGAGTTCAAAGTCAAGCAGTGAGCCAGGAAAATGGAGTACTGACAGAGCTCCGTATCAGCGTGGAATAATGCAGGCAATATCTGATAAAAAGACTGAAATGGTCGTATTAAAAATGGGTTCACAGGTTGGGAAAACTGAAATAGCATTAAATACTTTGGGATATTATATTGATTATGATCCTGCTCCTATAATGTATCTTATGCCTACTAAGGAACTGGCACAGGAATTTGCAAGCACAAGATTTATGGATATGGTAAGAACTGTTCCAAGACTTAAAAATAAAATACTTGATGGTGAAGAAGGAAGAGATACAAAAAAAATTAAGGAATTTACAGGGGGTTATGTAGTATTTACAGGTTCAGGAAGTCCAAGTGAACTTGCCAGCAGACCGATTAGGATAATATTGGTAGATGAGATTGACAGATTTGAAAAAGGTGCAGGAACAGAAGGAGATCCGTTTGAACTTGCAAAACAGAGAACAAAAAACTTTGAAGGAAGTAAGAAAATAGTTGTGGTTTCTACTCCAACTGTTAAAGGAGAAAGTAAAATAGATGACCTTTTTAATCAGGGAACTAAGGAAAGTTTCTATGTCCCTTGTCCCTGTTGCGGATCTTATCAGAAATTTGAATGGAGAAACTTTGATTTTGAGACAAATGGAATCAAATGTACAGACTGCGGAGAAATATCTGATGAAATTTCATGGAAGAAAAACAGGATACATGGAGAATGGCTTGTTGAGAATACTGAACTGGTAGATGAAAATGGAAATGTCAATTCAAAAATAAGAAGCTTTCATTTAAATGAATTCTATAGTTCCTGGACACGATGGGAAGGAATGAAGGAAATGTTCCTAAGGTCAAAAGGTGACCTTGAATCAATGAAAGTCTTTACTAATACTGTACTTGCTGAAACATTTGAAGAAAAGCAGGAAGTACTGGAATGGGAAAAGATAATGAACCGAAGTGAATTCTATTACTGTGAAGTGCCTGAAAATGTTAATGTTCTTACTTGTGGAGTTGACGTTCAGGATAATAGACTTGAATATGAAATAGTTGGATGGGGACCAGATGAAGAATGTTATGGAATTAAATACGGAGTAATTTTTGGAAATCCTGCCGAAGATTTTGTCTGGAACGAACTTGATGACATACTGGATAAGGAGTATTCATATTCAAATGGTGAGAAAATAAAGATACTATGTGCATGTATTGACAGTGGGCATATGACAGATACTGTTTATGCTTTTGTCAAAACACGGGAATTCAGAAGAATTTTTGCAATAAAAGGTGTTGCAGGTGAACGTGAGATAGTTTCAAAGCCGAGCAGGAATAATAAAGGAAGAATTGCATTATTCTCTGTCGGGGTAGATAGTGGAAAGGACACTATTTTTTCAAGACTTCAGATAGAAAAAGTAGGAGCTAAATATTGCCATTTTCCGCTTGATGAAGGAACTGGTTATGATGAAACATATTTTAAAGGACTGACAAGTGAGAAAAGAGTAAATGTAATAAAAAAAGGTGTTAAAAAATCAGAATATAAATTGATAAGTGGTAGAAGAAATGAACCACTGGATCTGCGAAACTACAATTTGGCCGCACTGAAAATTGCTAATCCTAATCTGAATAAAAAATATACAGTAGATGCAACTAAACCGGTCAAGGTAGTTAAAAAAAGAAAAATATTATCGAAAGGAATATGATAGATGGGAAAATCAACTCATACAAGGGAACATATACTTGAAATGCTCAGCGAATACATAAAAGCCGAACGTGCAGTACTGACTGGGAAAAGCTATAAGATTGGAACACGTGAGCTTACAAGAATGAGTATTGATGAAATAAGAAAAGGAAGGGCTTACTGGGAAAGCGAACTTCAAAACTTAGATAGCAGAGGAAGTAGAAGAGTTAGAAGAGGAGTACCGAGAAATTTATGATAAGGAAGGAGGATATTTATGAATTTTATTGACAAAATGATAATGGCCATAGATCCTCAAAAAGGTCTTAAGAGATATGAAGCAAGAAAAAAACTTGAAATTCTTAATACCGGATATTCCAATCATGGGGCCTCTACAACTAAAAAATCAATGGTTGGATGGCAAAGTACAGGTGGTGGAGTAAAAAAAGACATATATAAAAACCGAAAAAAACTGGTTGAACGGTCACGGGACTTATATATGGGGGTATCTGTTGCTACTGGAGCATTGAAAACTATCAATACTAATGTCATTGGAAGCGGATTAAAATTAAAAAGTGATATTGATTCAGAAATAATTGGAATTAGTGAGGAAGAAGCTGAAAAAATAGAAAATTTAATTGAAAAAGAATTCAGGCTATGGTCAAAAGATAAAATTGACAATCTTGGAACTATGAATTTCTATCAGCTTCAGGATCTGGTATTTTTAACTGTATTGATGAATGGAGAATGCTTTATTAAACTGAATTATTTTGAAACTCCGAAAAATCCATACAGTTTAAAGCTTGAAATACTGGAACCGGATAGAATTTATACTCCAAACAGCATGTTATCTGATAAAAGCGTAGTTGAAGGAGTAAAAATAGATAAAAACGGAAGGATAGAAGGTTATTATATTTCATCTGAACATCCTTTAGATGCAACTGGTGGAGTTACAGAAAAACTGATAAATGTATACGGAAGTCAGAATCAGAGAAATATAATACATCTGCTGTTCACTGAAAGACCTGAACAGGTTAGAGGTATTCCAATACTTGCTCCAGTTATTGAAGATTTAAGACAATTAGGAAACTATACTGAAGCTGAACTTATGGCAGCTGTAATAAGCGGGATGTATGCAATTTTTATTGAAAGTGATGTAGATAATTCAACTGCAGCAGATGTAGGAGAGCTTGAAGCAGTGAACAATGATTTATTGGTTGATTCAAATGATGATACAACTATTGAACTTGCTCCGGGAATGATAGCTTCACTTAATCCTGGAGAAAAAGCAAAGGAAACAAATCCAGGACGACCAAATTCAAATTTTGACCCATTTGTTACAAGTATATTACGGCAAGTGGGAAGTGCTTTAGAAGTACCTTATGAACTTCTAATAAAGCATTTTACTGCAAGTTATTCAGCAAGTAGAGCAGCTTTACTGGAAGCATGGAAAATGTTTAGAAAAAGAAGGGAATGGTTCACAGAAAATTTCATTCAGCCAGTATATGAGGAATGGCTCAATGAAGCTTATCTGCTCGGAAGGGTGGAACTAAAAAATTATGGTTCAGATTTCTTAATAGATAAAGCCTGGTCAGGTTCACAATGGAACGGACCGAGTCAAGGACAGATAGATCCGCTTAAGGAAGCTAACGCAGCTGTTATAAGAATTAATAATGCACTATCAACAAGGACAAGGGAAACTGCTGAGCTTAACGGTGGAGATTTTGAACAAAATGCAAGACTTCTTGCGAAAGAAAATAAATCATTAGAAGAGAAGGGAGTGAAATCGAATGGCGGAACAATCGAAGCTAAAGATAATGAATCTGAAGACTGATGACAGTGGAAAGAATGCAGAACTGACATTATACGGAGATATAGGGGACAGTTTCTGGGAAGACATTTCTTCAAAAAGGCTTGTTCAGGATCTTGAAAATTTAGATGTTGAAAATATAACTCTGAATATAAGTTCAAACGGAGGAGGAGCAACTGCAGCAATAGCTATAGCAAATGCATTAAAAAGACATAAAGCAAGAGTTATAGCTAATATTGATGGGATAGTTGCAAGTGCTGCTACTATAATAACAAGTGCATGCGATGTTGTAAGAATGCCAAAAAATGCACTCTTCATGATTCATAACCCGTGGACAATAGCTATGGGAGAAGAAAAAGATTTTGAAAAAATGGCAGAAACATTATCTAAAGTAAAAAACAGCATAATTGAAACATATATTGATAAAACAGGAATAGATAGAAATAAACTATCTGAATTGATGGATAAGGAAAGCTGGTTTAGTGCTAATGAAGCAAAAGAATATGGTTTTGTTGATGAAATAATAGAAAATACTGATATGGAAATTATCGGAAATAAAATTTTATCACATGGACTGGTATTTAATATGACTGAATTTAAAAATTTTAAGGCTGGAAAAGTAAATAAAATTCAAAATCCAACAGTGACAAATAATTTTGAAAATAATAAAAAAGAGGAGGATAAAATGACATTAGAGGAACTGAAAAATAAGTTTCCAGAACTTTATGATCAAATTTTTAATGAAGGAAAGGAAGCTGGAATAAACAAAGAAAATGAAAGAATGAAGGCAATTGATGAAATGAAAATTTCTAATTATCCCGAACTTGTTGAAAGTGCCAAATACACTGAAAAAATAGAAGCAAGTGAACTGGCTATGAAAGTACTTAAGAAACAAAATGAGGAAAAGGCAGAGAAACTAGAGGGTCTTAAGAATGAAAGTCAGAGTAATTTTATACCGCCGGTAGCTAATAATGGAACTGAAGAAAAATCTGAAACAAAAAAGTTCATGGGTGTAGATATTGCCAATATTTTATCAAAAATGAATAAAAAAACAGAGGAGGGAAAATAATGGATTTTGTGACAAAAGGGAATGAATATTCTAGTGACCAAATTTTAAGTGGTACTGGACATAAATATATGGAATTAGTAGTGCCTCAGGGGAAAAAAGTTAAAAGAGGTGATGCAGTAAATGCTGGAGCAGAACTGTCAGATGGAACTGATTTGTTTGGAATAGTAATGGAAACTGCAGATGGAACTGCTGCTAAAACTAAAACAACAGTAGCTGTTTTGGGTGAAGTTATATATGAAGGTTTAGCAGTTAAAAGTGCAACAGTAAAGGCAGATTTTATCAAAAAAGCAAGAGATAAAGGAATAATAGTTAAAGAATTAGGAGGTAGAGAATAGTATGCCAGCAGTAATAGAATTTATAGGGTTATATGACCAGAATGTAGTAAAACCTAAATCATTTATTAAGGACAATTATTTTAAGAAAAGAAAAACTTCAGAAAATCAGAAAATGGAAATTGAATTTAGAAAAGGAAGACAGCTTATAGCACCTTTTGTATCTGAATTTATTCCAGGAACAGAAATGGTAAAGAATACATATGAAAGTAAGTACTTTAAAGCTCCGAAGGTAGCTCCAAAAAGAACTTTTTCAGCATTTGAACTGTATTTTAACAAGACAGCTGGAGAAACAATATATGGAGGAAAAAGTCCGGAGGAAAGAAAAGCAGACTTGCTTGCTGAATCATTTGCAGAATTTGAGGAACAAATTACAAGACGTGAAGAAAAAATGTGTACAGATGCATTATTTAATGGAAAAGTAGTTGTAAAAGGTGAAGGGATTGAAGGAGAAATTGCGTTTGGAACAGTTGAAAATATTACTCCTGCCACATTATGGACACAAGCAAATGCAGACATAATAGGAGATATACAAGGGGCTATAACAAAAATAGGAGAAAAAACAGGATTAAGACCTGAAATGATTTTAATGGATCCTGTTGCTGCAAAATTATTTGTAGAAAATGAAAAAATACAAAAATTACTTGATATAAGAAATTACCATATGGGAGATGTTAATCCACATGAAATAGCTGGTGGAGCTATTTATATAGGAACTCTTGCACCATTTGGACTTCCAATTTATTCTTATCAGTCTAAATATTCTGTATTAAAAGCAGATGGTAAAACTTATGAAAGTAAGGACTTAATACCTGAAGGAACAGTTTTATTAGCTCCAAGCAACAATACAATAATATATGGACCTGCTGCGGATGTGGAACAGGGAATAATTGTTGCAGAACGTGCTGTATTTACTGACAAGGATTCAAAATCTAATACTGTAGAAATCAGAACGGAATCAAGACCGTTGCCAGTTGTTTATGATATTGAAGCTATAAAGATACTGAAAGTGAAGTAGGTGGATATATATGACATATAAAGTATTGAAATCGTTAGTATATGGTGGAATAGCATATGCTGAGGGACAGGAAGTAGATATTATAGAAAAATCTGTTGCTGAAAACTGTCTTGAAAGAGAGCTGATAGCTGAAATAACTGACACAGAAACTGGTAATGCCGAAGTGACAGGAGGAACAGACAGTACAGAAATAACTGAAGATAATGAAGATGCTACTGGAGAAGTAGTGTCTTCTGAAGAAAATACAGAAACAACAGAAAATGTTGAAGAAACAAGTGAAGAGCTAAAAAAAAATAATAAAAGAAATAGAAAATAGTAAATAAGAAAAAATAGTAGGTGATGTTATGGGATTTAAAGAAGTAGTTGATGATGATATTCAGAATATATTTCTAAATGCTTCAGAATTTGGCACAGAACACACTTTAAATGGAAGAAAGGTAATATGTGTCATTGATGAAGAAAAATTTCAAAATAAGCAGAAGAACGGGCTCATAACACAGGAAGATGGAGTTTATCAGAACGGATTTACTTTATTTATTGGAAATCCGTATCTGAAACTGCAACCTCATACCGGTGAGACATTAAAACTGGATGGGATTAAATATGAGGTTGTAGCCAGCAAACATGACATGGGAATGTATGAAATAGACCTTGTCAGAAACGAGGAAATATAGATGTTAAATATAAAGCTCGACGAAAGTAATTTAAGACAGATTGAAAATGTTCTTGAATTAATGCCTAACCAGTTACCTGGAGCAATAGCAAGAGCTATTAATCGGAGCTTGGCAATGACTAAAACGGAACAGTTAAGGAGTTCTACTTCTATGTATACAATAGCAAGAGGAAAATTAGCTGAAAGCATTACTGAATATAAAGCAAGTTCTGGAAATTTGACTGGAAAGATATATTCAAATGGAAAGGTAATTGGATTAGACCATTTTAAATTAAGTCCTAAAACAAGATTGAAAAAGAAAAAAATGGTAAGTGTATCTGTTAAAAAAGGTGGAATGAAAACTTTACCAAATGCTTTTATAGCCTATAATGACGGACGTTTAGGAGCGTTTGAAAGAAAAGGTAAAACAAGATTACCTATTGAACGTAAAATGGGACCATCAGCTCCACAGATGTTGGGAGAAATGAGCATACTGGACTACTTGCAAGGATTTGCAGAAGAGAAATTCAATATGAGATTTGAACATGAAATGGGGAGGCTTATTAAATGATACAGCATACAGAAAAACATTTATATGATTTCTTAAAAAAAATTATGGAAGAAGAAACTATGAAAGATAAAGGATTTAAAGTATATCGTGGATTTCTTCCTTCCAATAATTTTGAGGATAGAGAAAATGGAAAAAAAACAAATGACTACTTCCCTTTCATAATCTTAAGAGCTGTAGAGTTTTCTCAGGAAAGAGAAAATTTTAATGACTATAACAGTTTTGCAGATTTTGAAATATGGATAGGAAGTAAGGAAGAAAAGGAAGAAGATTATATAAATAATCTGGCTATTGGAGACTACATCAGAGAAAAAATACTTGAAGAAAGTACTAAAGATGGAAGTTTTGCTGTTGATCAGACGAAAGAATTTAAAGTGACTTTTCATAGTGATACTTCAGAACCGTACTTTTATTCAAGAATAACTTTTTCTGTTTATGCCGAGCCAATAACATCAAACATAGAAATGTTTAGAAGAATAGTGAAATAAGGAGGAAATAATGAGTGAGACAATGAACGAAGAAATTAAATATATTTATCTCGGGAAAAATATAGATTTGCCTGAATTCGGTTTTGTAAAAGGAAATGTATATTACGGAGAAAAAATAGAAGAGCTAAAGAAAAAATATCCGTTACTGGATAAACTGCTGATAAATGTTGAAGAATTAGCAGGATATGAAAAAAATGAATTATTTCTTGAAAAAATATCTCAGGAATTAAAAGAAGAAATAAAAGAGAAAATAGGAGGGAGTGAATAATGGCTTATAAGCATGGAACATATCAGACAGAAGTTGCATCTGATATTAATTTACCTGTAATACTTGACTATGGACATTTCATAGTTGGGACGGCTCCAGTTCATAAGGTGAAGAAAGATAAAAGAAAAATAAATGAACTTGTGAGATTAGCAAACTACAGAGAAGCTATTGAATATTTCGGAGATACTTATGACTTAGATTTTAGTATTTCTCAGGCAATAAAAGTATTTTTTGAATTATATGCCGTAGGTCCTTTGTATGTTGTAAATATATTTGATCCAGCAAAGCATAAAACATCTAAGAAAACTGAGCAGGGACTGGAAGTGAAAGGCGGAAAAGTATTAGTTAAAAATCACAAGATAATGACTGATACTCTTGTGGTTAAAGACAATGCTACATCACAGCCTATAGCTGATGCCTTGACTATTTGGACGGAAGAAGGACTTGAAATATATGCTAAACCTTCTACTGGAACAAAAATAGATATTGAGTATGAAGAAGCAGATTTGTCAGCTGTTACTAAAGCAGAGGCAATAGGTGGATACCACACTAATACAATGAAAAGGACAGGACTTGAACTGATTAATGATATATTCCTGAAATTTTCAGAACTTCCCGCATTCATAGATGTTCCTGATTTTTCTCATGAATCAGATGTTGCAGCTGTAATGGCTACAAAGGCAACTAATATTAACGGTGGAATGTTCGAATCTATGGCATTAATAAATGCACCGATTGGAAAAAGATACGATGAAATTCCTGAATGGAAGGACAGTAAAAATATATTGGATAAGGATCAGCTAATTTTATACGGAATGATAGGACTGTCAGAAAAAAGATATTACCAGTCATTGCATTATGCTGCGTTATCAATGTCTGTTGACAACGAAAATGATGGAATACCTTCACAGTCTCCATCGAATTATAAGTATAAGATGGATTCATTATTATATAAAAATTCTCAAGGAAATTTTGAAGAAATAATACTGGATAGGGAAACACAGGCTAACTTCCTGAATAAAAATGGAGTGATAACGGCTATTAGTTTCAAAGGTTGGAGAAACTGGGGAACTGAAACAGCTAAAAATCCGTTAGCAACTGATCCAAAGGACAAGTTTTCTTACTCAAGAAGACTGTTCAAATATATTGGTAATGAGCTTGTAATAAGTTATTTTGACAAGGTGGATAAGAAATTTTCATTGAAATTGGCAGAAACTGTCACAAAAGCAATGAATATTAGACTTAATTCATTAGTGTCTACTGAAAACTTATTATCTGCAAGTGCTGAACTATCAGTTTCAGACAATGATGTTATTAATATAATAAACGGAGATATAACTTGGATAATAAAGTTAGGAATAATTCCAGGATTAAAATCAATGACATTTAAGAAAAAGTATGATGTGGATGCATTAACAGAATTTGCTGAGAAATTAAAAGGAATAGGAGGATAGGAGTATGAGTCAGACAAAAATACCAAATGGGCTTATAAATGCTTTGCTGTATATTAATGGAACTAATAGTTTAGCCGGGATTTCAGAAGTGGAGCTTCCGAAAATAGATTATGCAACAGTTACTACTGAACAACTGGGATTAAGTGCCGAATTGGAAGTTCCGTTAATGGGGCATTACAAAAAACTTGAAGCAAAAATAAAAATGGATTCAGTTGATGACACAATGATAGGACTTAATAATATGCAACCTATGATGTTCGAGTTAAAGGGAGCTTATCAGTATATGGATAAAGTTACTCATGGAGTAGGACTTGGAGATTTTGATGCAACATTTAAAGGAATGGTTAAAACTATAGATGGTTTAAAAGCCAAACCTGGAGCAAAAATTGAAACAAGTATTGATATAGCTTGTACATACTATAAATTAACATTTAAAGGCAAAAAGATAATACATATAGATGTATTAAATAATATTGCTGAAATAAATGGCGAAAATAATAATCAGTTAAGAAGATATTTAGGAATGTTTTAGGAGGTAAAAAATGGCAGAAATAGTTAAATTAAATCAGGAATATACTCTTGATGGGAAAAAATATACAGAAATTGAATTGGATTTTGAAAGCTTGACAGGGAAAAAATTGCTAATAGCGGAAAGTGAATTTAAAAAGAGGAATAAAGGAGCCACTGTAAAAGAACTTGAAGACGGATGGTTGCTTACAGTAGCTGAAAAGGCAAGTGGAATAAAATATGGAAGTCTGCTTGAGCTAAAAGGAAAAGATTATATAAAAGTAATAAATGCAGCAAGAAATTTTATAGTAGTCTCGGATTCCGAAGAGACTACTGCAGATACAGGGAACGAGGAAGAAATGAATCAGGAAGAGATTTTGGAAACAGAGTAAGTCAAAATATACAGTTACAGGATATAGTGACTGATTTACTAGAAGTTTTGAATATGAAAAATGATTTTAAAACCAGTCTGAATATAAGCTATGAAACATTAATGTCTTGTAGCTTATATGAACTGACTGGTTACTGGAGTATTAGGGCAGAGGAATTAGTTCAGGAAGCTGAAATACGGTATGAAAATAGTAGGGAATAAGAGAAAATAATGAGCATTAAAAAACGTGACATTTCAGTCACGTTTTAACACTGTTTATTTCAAATTTCCTCTTTAAAAAACTTTAAATATATTTGAAAGGAGGAGTTTCTGTGGCTAAAAATATGGAATTAAATATTGTCATGTCAGCTGTTGCTACGAGTGCATTATCTGGATTAGCTAATGTTGGAAATGCTATGAAAACTATGTCTTCGAATGCTAAAAATCTTGAAAAACAAATGAAAGAACTGGACAAGGCACAAAAAAGCGTTGAAAAAGTGGAACACTTGAAAAGTGCATATGTTAATGTTAGTAAAGAATTTTTACAAGCAAGTAGAAAACTTAGGGAGTTAAAAGAAGCTTATGAAAAAACAGGAAGAAGCAATACCCAACTTGCTGAAAAAATCAAAGAACAAGAAAAAATAGTAAATAATTTGAATAAACAAAAAGAAAGGCAAAAACATCTCTTTGAAGCTGCAAGAAGTGCAATAGATGCTGAAGGTAATAGTTTAAAACAATATAAAGAAAATTTATCAAAAGTATCAAAAGAATTGGAAAAACAACAGAAACTAAAAGAAGCTGATAATCGACATAAGCAAAGAATGGATAGCTGGGGAAAAGTAAAAAACTTTGGAGATAAAGCTTTTAATGTTGGAGCTGGAATGACTGCTTCGTTAGCTGTTCCTGTAAAAATGGCAATAGACTTAGAAGAAGCACAAGCAGACTTGAAGAAAGTTGCGGAATTTAGTTCTAAAGAAATGGAAGCTGGATTTTATCAGGCTATGAGAAATTTTAGTGAAAGCAATCCAGTATCACAAACTGAATTATTTCAAATAGCAGGAGCGGGAGCACAAGCAGGAATAAATACTAATGAATTAGCACAATATACAAAAGATGCAGCTAAAATTAAAGTAGCATTTGACATGAATACTGAAGCTGCAGGTAATTTTTTAGCAAAAACTAGAGCTCAGTTAGGCTTAGATCAAAAAGGAGTAATGGAATACGCTGATGTAATTAACTATTTGGCAAATACAGTTGCCGTGACTGCTCCAGAGGTTGTAGATATTTCAAGTAAAGTAGCTGGATTAGGAGGAATGGCTGGAGTTTCAAAAGAAGGTGTAGCAGCGTTAGGAGCGAATCTTGTTGCTGTTGGAGTTCCAGCAGAAGTTGCAGCTACAGGATTAAAAAATATTTCACTTGGATTAGTTGCGGGAGAAAGTGCCACAAAAAGACAAAAAGCGGCTTTTGAGAAATTAGGACTTAGTGCTAAACAAGTGGCAAAAGATATGCAAATAGATGGAGAAGGTACTATATTGAAAGTATTTCAAAAGATAAAAACTTTGCCTAAGGATGTTCAAGCTGCAACATTAAAAGATTTATTTGGTACGGAGAGTATTCAGTCTGCATCCGAATTAGCAAAACATATTGATGAAGTAGAAAAATCTTTAAAAAATGTACATGATAAGTCTAAAACCGCTGGAAGTGTAGATAAAGAATATGTTGAAAGAGTAAAGACTTTAAAAAGTCATTTAGATACTTTAAAAAATACAGCAGTTAATGTAGGGGTAGATTTGGGGAATGCATTGGCACCAAGCTTAATTAAAATTGCTACTCAGCTGAGACCTGCTATAAAAAGTATTGCGGATTGGATTAAAAAGAATCCACAACTTACTCAAAGTATTTTAAAAATAATAGGTATTATTGGATTGCTATCATTAGGGATTGGAGCTGTTACTAAAATATTCAATCCATTGTTTGGTGTAATATCTAACGGAATAATGATATTTGATAAATTAAAAGCAATAGGTACTTTTGGAAAAATTGGAAGTGTTGCAATAAAATCATTAATGGGAATTGTAAAAGCTATTAAATTTATAGGGCTAGCTATGAAAGCTGCATTTTTAGCAAATCCTGTTGTGTTCATAATAGTTGCAATAGCCGCTGTCATTGCAATATTAGTAGTGTTATATAAAAAATGTGCTGGGTTTAGAAATTTTGTAAATGCTATGTGGAAAGTTATAGCAAAAGGAGCAATATCTGCGTGGAATTGGATAAAAGGAGTAGCAATAGCAACATGGAAAGGAATAGTTGCTTACTTAAAATGGGCATCAGGAATATGGAAATCTATTTTTAATGGGATAACAGCGTATATTAAATTTTGCATAAACGTGTGGAAGGCAGTTTTTAAAGGAATATTGATTGTGGCTAAAATGGTATGGAACGGAATAAAAGCTTCGGCAGTTGCGACATGGAACAATATTAAAACAGGAATCCGACTTGTTAAGGCGGTATTTACGGGAGACTGGAACACAATTAAAAGTGTTGCTTTAGGAGTTTGGAATAGTATTAAAAGTGGTTTTTCAGGAATGATTGAAGGTGTGAAAAGTATTTTAAATGGAGTAGTTAAATACTTCAGTGACAAGTTTAATGAAATTAAAAGTAAAGCACAAAATTTACCTTTAATTGGTGGAATGTTTGGAAAAAACTATACAGGAACAAACTACTGGTCTGGTGGGCTTACTACTGTTGCCGAGCGAGGGCCTGAAATGATTAGAATTCCAGGACA